TTGAGCATTAATATTATTAGCGCCTAAGTTTACTTCACCATTAACAGTAAGCGGATCATCTATTTCTACTAAAGTGCCACTTGAACTAATTGTGTCTCCGCTAAAACTTATATTACCTGTGCCACCGCTACTACCAAGTGATCCCCAACTACCGTTTATAAATCCTTGAAATCCATGTGTTGTGTTATTGTATATTATGTCACCATTTGCACTTGATAGTGCATCTCTTTGGGTCGTAGTAAAACTGTGTAGTTGTAGTGGAGTATTAGAAATAATTGTTTTAGTGGTTGCTTGTAATGATATAGAAGAAGCACTAGTTAAAACTGGTGCACCTGCTTGACTACTTGTTAATGTTCCAGTAATTGTTACATTATCATCAAAGGTAATAGTTGTACCAGTACTAGTCATTGTACTTCCGCTTACAGCTAAATCTCCTAATGTACCTCCACCTGAAGTAGAATCATCGGCTATTTCCCATTTACTGGTAGTACTATTATATTTTAAAATTTTATCATTTGCTACTCCAGTAGTATCTACATCTGTTAATCCATCTAGTGTACTGGATCCTCCTCCGGAATTTGCTACCCAATCGTAATCGGCGCCATCCCAGGATAATACTTGGTTTGCTGTTGCTGTACTTGTGTTTAAATGGTTGTCTACGTTAGTGTTGTTATAACTTCCGCCTCCTCCGCCTGGTAAATTTGTTAACCCACTTCCGTCACCTACAAACGTATTAGCAGTAATCGTACTTGTAGATTCTAAAGTTCCATTAACTTTTATCCCTTGTTTATAATGTGTTGTCATTTACCCATCTCCTGTTGTATATATTTATTTCTTCAAGCACAAACAAAAACAGGGCCCGTAGGCCCTGTTCCGTTTCTTTGAAAATACCTATTAGGTAAATGCAAGTTGACCAGTTGTAACTGCGATTTTGCTGAGGTAATCAGCCGCGTTACCAAGTGAGCTAGCCTGGTTTGAAAGCTCTACATAACCATATCTGGTCATAAAGCTAACTACTGGCTCAAATGTACCTGGATCAAGTACTGTACCGCTTGACATCAACGGAATGTATGGGCAATAGAACGCCGCGGCGTCTGTTTCTGTTGCACCTTTGTAACCAACTAGTACGTCATCATCTGCCGCATATTGATTTACATAAATTCTCATTGTGCCGTTTAGAGTACCTACAAATTTAGTATTTGTTGGTGCCTCAAAAGCGCCTTCAGTTGATCTTGCGAACGCTGAAGTTGTAGCACTTTGTAGTACTGTTAGTACAGTTGGGCTTACTACTGCCCAGTTACCAGCGCCACGTCTTGTTCTTGCGGCGATAGTGTTTGCATTCTTGTTAATAAGAACTGCAAGAGCGGCATGCTCGTCACCTACGAATGTTGCAGTACCTGATACGCTACCTTGTGCGTATGTATCAGCCGCCGCACCAGCAAGTGATGTTAAGCTAGCAATGATCTCTTGATCGATTTCAGCAGTAATCTCTTGGGCTAGTGCTTGCATGATTTCTGCTTCTACGTCCAAGCCGTGCATTGACTGAGCGTCTTGAGCCGCTTCAAAAGTCCAGCGAGCTGATAGCTTTCTGGTCTTCGCTTCAACTGTTTGTTTCAACACTTGAATTGAGAGTTTCTTACCACCAAGTCCCTCTAGGGCTGATGTGGCTTCACCTCTGTTTGTTGTTGCATTACCTGAGTATCCAGTTGCAATTTGGAATGGGCTCAATGCCTCATCACCAGCTACAGCTGAATCAAAAGTTTCTGCATATCGTACTCTAAGAGTATGAATCTGTCCAACAGGGCCTGTCATAGGCTGTACACCAACGATTTCGTTGGCGATAACTGTTGGCATGACACGTCTAATCACTGGAAGGATAACCTTGTTAAGAGTAGCAATGTTACCTGCTTGAGTGGCACCACCTGTCGCGGCCTCTGAGAGGTACGTCTTAGTGTTTTCAAGCGTGGTTTCCATCACACTTTTTTTCGTTCCAGTTAGACCGTCAGTAAGAGCGGCTTTAGTTTCGCTCCAATTTTCCATTAAATTGTCTGCCATTTTCGGTCTCCTTAACTTATACCGGCTAATTTTTGAAGGTAAACAATATCAGCTGTGTGCTTTTCAGCTGATGCTGAAGCTTCGGCTTTGTTTCCAGTGACTTCTGTATTAGATTCACTTAATACCTTCTTATTGGTCTTTGGTTTAGCGTCTTCCTTCAATACTGAAGGTAGATACTTGTTGAATGCATTCTGTAGCTTGTCTGTTTTTACACTTTCAAGCAATGCACCCATAATTTCTTTGTGATCTTTGCTGAGAGGTTGCATCATTTCTTGCATAATTGCTTTTCTATCTGCTGTGTCTTTAGCAATTCGTGTAGCTTTTTCACTTTCTGCTATCATCACTTCCTTTTCAGCAATGGCTTTATCTTTGTTTTCAATCTCACTGTTTAGACCTTCCACTATCTTGTTCAACTTATGAACTTCTGTTCCTTCGTTGAGATAGCTTGACATAAACTCAGCGGCAAATGTTTCAAATATCTTACGTCCAAAAGTATTTTGTTTGGCTGTTTGAATATCTTCACGTAGTGTATTGAGTTCAGTACGGATAGTATTTTCCATAATTCCTTCAATTTTGCCTGCGGCTGTTTTAATAAAGTTAGCCTTAGTTTGATTGATAACCTCTTTGCCTTCTTTGATCATTTTGACTTTTGCTTCAACTAGTGAGCGTTTGTCTTCATGAAACTCATTGAGCTCTTTGGTTAGTTGCTCCATCACAAAACCTTCCAACTTGGTCATGTTTTGATCTTGAGCATTACGATCATTGCGAAGTTCATCAATTTCTTTCGCAAGTGTTTCCATCACAAACTTATCTAGAACTTTTGCATGTTCTTTCATGTGCTTGCGATATGCAACACGATCTTCGTTGACTTTTGCTTTATCTTCTTTGAACTCTTCGAGTTCTTTTCCAATAACATCACCAATCATTTTATCCATAGCTTCGACCATATGCTCTTTGTCATTTTCATAACGCTGTGCAAATTCTTCTCTAAGTTCAGCTGTGATAGATTCACGAGCTTCCGTTAGTTGAGTATCCCAAGCTTCAGATATTGAAGATCTAACCTCTTCGGAGAGCGTATTTGAGTTTAATAGTTCATCCATTGCATGAGCCATATTAATCTCTCCTATATCTCAGGTTTTTAATAAAGTTTGTCACCTCTTCCTGGAGATAACGTTGTGCGCCTTTGTCGTGTCTAGTTGCATCAGCGACATCCATCAATACGTTACCCCGTCTATGATTCATAATTCTTTCATAGATTGGATCAGGGTAGGCATCTGGTGCACTTGGATTTGCAACGATATCTACAGTAATGATTTCAAAATCTTTTACTATACCATTTTCGTTAACATTGCCACTGCCTCGGCTTGACACGCCTAATTTTACGCCACTTTCCAATAGGGTCTTACAAATATTTCCCATTGGTGTTGGCAAGATTTTTAGCTTACCGATCCCATTTGCTCCATCAACATCCATTTCTGTGATCATGTGTGACACACGATCTAAATTGATATTGAGGTCATCTGGGTGATCAGCTTCGCCTAATACACTATATCCACCTTTGATTTTTTCATTTATTGCTTTAACGGCAGTATAAATTTCATCTTTGGTGTATATTCGGTTATTCTGGTTTCTAACATCGCCTTCAATAAAAATACCTTTCATATACAAGTTCTTACCGCTACCTTCATCTAATGTTTCAGTAACAATATTCGCTTGATTATACGTTAAGTGTTCTTTAAGCGAGGTCATCATATTACTTCACGCCTTTAATTGGGCTGTCAGACTTTGTATCTTCGTCTTTTGCCTTTGGCGCTGGGCTTGGTGAACCAGCTTCTTGTGGACCATCTACACCCATGTCTTTAGCCGCTGGAGCAGGTCTACCCTTCTCTTCGCCGCCTGGTGTGTGATGTGCCTTAGCATCATTTGGTGCTTTTGCTTGAGATGCCACTGGTGAGCCTTTGTCACTGCTATCACTATGTGATACACTAACTGCTTTCATTTCAGCGCCTTCTTCGACAGCTTCCATTTCTGGCTCTTCTTCATCGCCTGGCTCTTCGTCGCCTTGCATTTCTGCAAATGCGGCTCTAAGTTCAGCAATAGCATCTTCTACATCGTCCATTGCATCTTCAACGTCAGGTGCATCACCTTCTTCTGCGTCTGCTTCTGGTTCCATGTCCATAGCTAAATCCATTTCAGCTTCTGGTTCTTCCATGTCCTCATCGTCCATGATTTCTTCTTGGTCAATCTCTTCTTCAGCTGTTTCAATGTCATCAAGGAAATCTTCTTCGGCATCGGAGGCATCAATTGCTTCTTCCACTTCAGCTTCGTTCTTTGAATCATCGTCAGCTTCGTCAAGATCGATAGTTTCGTCTAGGTCTTCGTCAGCAATCTCGTCTTCTACAATCTCATCATTCTCTTGTAGAGATGCCCAATGATTTTTGGCTTTTTCTACAAACACATTGTGAAGTAGATCAGCCGCTTTATCTTGCTCATCATTAACGATATACTCGAGGACCTTTACTAAAGATTCCTTGTGTTCGCTCA